TCAAAACATGTAAAGCCTTGCAAGCCATTGTGAGGCCTTATGTGTCTCAGTTTTGTCCCACCTTGTATTATGACTTGCATAGCCAATGAAGATAAACGTGACGACAAACAGCGCAGCAGTCTTCTTTTCTTTCACACTTTCCCCAATCAGCATACATACCTTCTACCATAACTGTAGTGAATGTCTGTTATGAGCGAGGGGCGGAAGTTCGGAATGCATACTTACTTCGATGTGTGTTAAGCAATGGGGGCAGGTCGGCAATTTATTGTAAAAGCGATAACACTAATAGCATTAGTGAAGAGGCTAAAGATTTGTTTAGAACCCGCCCCTTAAGAGGCGGTATTCTTGGCAAACATTTTATTTACTGTTTATCAATTGCAATAATGGGATCTCAGCTACATCACTAGGAATATAGGGGTCATCTTCTTTTAAATTAACCCCAATACAATCAACATCATTTAACCCAATTTCCCAAGCCCACCTAACATCTAACGTACTCATTTCTATCCCTAAACTATCTCTTTGTGGATGCTCAGGAACAATATTTTTTAACATCGCATCACATCCAAGATAGAATTTTCCACAGGCCTGATACGCAGCAAGAAATCTTTCTAAATTGACGTTACTATCAGGAGTCATCGTATTAATTCTACTGATCATTGTCATTCTTTTAGTTAATGGCGTTGTCATCATATTTTCAGATATCAGTACTCTATAATGATTTGGGTTTTTAACTGAAATACCCTTGACAATACAAACCCGTAATCTGGCTTTACTATCTACCAAGCCTACTGATGATATAAGATCTTTAAAAATATCCTCACCTATATCGGGGTGTTTAAATAATAGATATAACCCTGGATAACACGATTTTAATTGAGCGAAGCCTACTCCTTGCCAGCGTGTTCTATCCCATAGACGAGGTTTGATTAGACTTTGTATTGAATAATCTTTATGCGTTATATTTTCGGAATTAAGTTCCTCTTCAGGCATTATTCCTTTACCAGGTGTTGGAACATTTACATCCTCGATCTCCAACACTTTTGGAAATTCACTATCCCAGGGTTTATCTCTTAAAAGAGGGTAAGTTTTCTTTTCAGTACTGGTGGAATAAATTTTCTTAATTTGTTGATCAATATCATTTCCAAGAACATTTTCAATAGCTTTGATACAGGCACCGAAACTAATTGCTCTGTCAAATGCAGCATCTTCGAATATCATTCTTTCAATGTATTCTGTATTTTTTATAAAAAATAACTCAGGGAGAAGATCAAATACTATTTTCTTGAATTCATTAGTAATTTTTTGTTGAACATCGACTCTAAATGCACTTGTTTCAAAACCATTGCAATTTATAGTAAGGTTTAGTTTTCCATTATTGCTATTTATTTCATGTGATAAGGAGAAGTCATCTTCATCATCTGCTATTACTTCAATAATTAAAAATGCTTCTTTCAGATGGATGTTATCAATCGTACAAGTTGCAAAAGCACTCTCTAAAAGCGCTAAGATACTAGTTGAAAACTCTATAAATGGTGACCGATTCGGAAAGTTAATTTCTATAGTGCATCCAAAAATAAAAGATGTATATATTCCTCGTTTATCATAGTTATCTTTTATGCCTTTACTATTGAATCCAGCATCAAAGTCACGTATTTTTTGCAAGAAATCATTATGATCTTTATCGGCAGTAACTTCGTACTCATGTTCAAAATTTTCAATATAACCTAAAGCATATTTAAGACATCCAGATGATACAAAAAGACCTAATCTATCGAGTTCATCGGGAATATTACTCTGTCGATTTATTCCATTTAGGTCAGTGTTCAAAATGAGTTGACTTATGTAAAAATCAACTTGCTGATTTTCTTTATCGCCGAACGAGCTATCACTGATATTTTGGTTAATTATTAAAAACAGTTCATACCATAAAAGAGCATGTGCTAATTTCCCTAGTTTTATTTCTGCCAGGCATAAACTATAATAAATCTCAGCCTGCTTTAATGATATCTCATCATACTTCCAGTAGTTATCTGTAATCAAAGAAGCGGATAGAAGCAAGCATGAACGTGAACTCCATAGCAACCCAATGGATTCGTAAGCATAAGCAATAGCTTTTAATGCTAATATAAATTTATCTCGTGATTCCTCTTTATAGAGTGGTATAAATGATTTTCCTAAATACTTGATTGCCTGATAAGGGTGACCATTTTGAATCCTCTTTATACCTCTTCGTAGATTTAATAATGCCCCTTTAACTTCACCACCTCTAACAGCAGATTGCTCAGTCATATAGTCTAATAAATTTTCATATGCATCTACCTCGAAAAAAATGTCATCCAGTTCGTTCAAAAGTTGGAAGTTCTTCTCAAAGGAATAGCCTATTAAATTTCCACTATTTTTAAAAATTTCATGTAACTCTTCAAATACAACCGAAGCATCTTCTACATCTGAAAACGTTGTCAATTTATAAATAGCTTTGTGAGTTCTCGCTGTGAGTGCATTACTGGGACGTGATTCATCGTCAGCTATCTCATCTAGTTTAGCGAGCATGTTACGTTCAATATTCTCAATATCGATTGTAGATGTTGCGTTGTTAAGTCTAATATAACTTTTATGAACGGTTACTAAATTTAAAACTTTCTCCCATTTTGAGGAATTAGTTGATGATGCAATACTTTCATATGCAAATTGAAGATTTTCTTCAAAGAGATTAAAATCTTCCATCCAAAAATGAGACTTCCAGGCATATTGATAATACGCATCTAGCAATTGTTGATTAGTCCCGAATTTCTTTGATATTTTTATAGCTCTTTCAAATAGACCTTGTGTTTCAATTAGTGGTTTCTCAAGTTCAGCGCTTAACTCTGCAATTTCTAAAAAAATATCCACCTGTTCATATGAAATTTCAGCAGGGTTTATTTTCTCTCTAATATACTCGGTTAACTCTTCATATTTTTTATGCTTTTTATAATCATTTTCTCCAAAAATAACTTCTCTTTTATATTGCGTTGGAACTGACAATGAATCAATGGCCAATTGCTCAAAATTATTTTTGTAAATTTGATCTAATAGCCAATTAATATCTAATATACGAACATCTATTCCAGTTTTTGTTTTTAGTGTATCCTCAACCTCTGAACGAATATTGGACTTTGCAGACTGGTTCGTTACGCAAAATACTTTAGCATACCCACGTTCTGTTTCTTTTATCTTAAGTACATCTTCATGGCATTTTTTCTTCCAGTCTTTACGTGTACTTACCGCAAAGGCCCAGCGTTCTCTATTTGATGCTTCATTAACGCCTTCGAACCAAAGAAGCTTATTCTGTTCTGAAACAGGGAATGTTTGTGTGTCAGTTTTACCATCCCCCCCTGCTACAGGGCCAGTTTGTTCAAGGAGATTAGGGCAAATTATTTTTTCACATATTTTTTTTGCAAAATCTTCGAATTGTAGTTCTTGATTTCTTGTATTTAGCGTAGAGAGGAAGTGTTCCAGTACAACTCTGTCTAAAGTACCAGTCTCTCTGATTGTTGAATCAGAAAATTTTTCAGGGCGACGGCGCCTTAGAAATTCTTTAGATGAAAATTTGGTTTTCTGTACATTCATGATTTTGACGCTCCTCTTGCTATCGACAATAAACCTTTGTATGCATCAACTAGATTTATTGTTCATACTGCCTTTTTTTGAAGAAAAAATTGCGGAAGTCTATTTCTAGACAAGCTATCTATGTATTCACTATACCACTGCATCATCTGTTGTCTCCCTTCCAAATACTGTGCATGATTGTAAGCCCCGAGAATAGCGTTCTTATCCACATGTGCAAGTTGTGTTTCGAAACATGCAGAGTTGAATCCTTCTTCGTGCAGAATGGTACTCATTGTGTGACGAAAACCATGCCCCGTCAGCCTTCCTTTTTATCCTAATAGCTCAATTACCTGATTAATGCTTTCCTTTGAGATCGGCTTAGTACGATCATCACGTCCAATGAATACTATCGGATAGATGCACCTAATCTTATAACATCGTGTTTTCTATGTCCGTTCCTAGCACATAGCAGTCCTAGAGACAGTGGCGTAAAGTCATGGAGGATCGGTGGGAGGAGGCGCTAATCCTTTCATACAAAAAATATGTAAAATCAATAACGGCTGTAAATCATTCAATACTCGCACTATCGGAAGTTCACCAGCCAGCCGCAGCACGTTCTTGCATACGACGTGTCTGCGGTTTCAACTTCACCAGTCCACCAATCACGATGGACAGTGCCAAGACAGCACTAGCAAAAACAGGAAATTAGCAGTCTCAGCAGAACACCGACCAGACGGTGAAGAAACAAAAAAGGATACGCAAAGGGGCCGCAGTTCCCGATTGATAAAAAAGCCAGCTTATGCGCTTTTTTTTCATGTATTATTAAGTATTGGTTAGCGTCTTTTTAATCAGAACTTTAAAGACAAGCCATTTGTAAGAAAACCGACAGATTCGGTTGACAAGCAGGAGTAATACTTTGGACATAAGAAAAGATTTGGAATCAGTAGCCCAATATATAAGTAGACTGTTATCGATAGGGTACGAATTTAGCCGTTTTGATAAAGACTGGGTCCATTTAAAAAATGAAGAGGATTTTCGTTTTATTTCAAGAATACCATTTGCAACACGGAATAAAGTGGAAGCAGTATATGCGGAAGGCAGAGATATGGCACTTTATATGTCTGATGAGTTACTATCCATTAATAGTGATTTCAGTAAATTTCCAACGTTGACAGCTATTATCGAAAGATTCAAGGACACTTGGGTTTATGGTAATTATGATTCGGAAGTGCCAAATATAGCTAAAAAAACATGCGAAGAAAATGCAGTTCAGCTTTGGTCTGTAGAACAGATGTGTTCCTTATTCAAAAAGCAAGAACAACTATTAGCAGCAGTACGTATCACATTGCAGATGCTACAAGATAGTGACCTATACAAGATGGAGAATGGTTTACCTCTTATGAAACAAGAAGCTAATATTCATGTCAGTGGAATTTCCGGTTCTAGTATCAATATACATTCTTCAGGTGCTACGGCAACTACTACGACAAATTATAATGAGCCCACAATATTTAATGAAATGATTGAGGCAATAAAATCGAAAAACTTTGATGGCGCGACAGAATCACACCTTATAGATAATGTACAGGCACTGGCAGCCAGTCACCAAAGCGGCTGTTTTAAAGAAGCATATAAGGACTTTATTAATAATGTATCTGCACACATTACAGTATTTACTCCATTTCTTGCTGGCATATCATCTTTACTATAAAATAAGTGACAGATACATTAATACATAACGAAAAATCTTTTTAGCTACTCATTCATATCAATAGTGCCCTACCATAGGGCACATTATTCGTGGAACTCGTTTATGACAAAAGAATTTTGATGGTCTGCCTGATGCAACAGATATAATTCTGGGAGTGTTGAGTAAGAGTATTCACCGGCGCTCAACACAAATGCCAGCAAGCACGAGAAAGAGCAGGTAAGCCTGAGTGTTCAGGAAATGTTTGAAAAGGCTAATATGTGGCTGGTTTCAGATTAAACGCCTTGAACCGTCATATTACTTAAGTACAATCCGCCTAGACTAGCAATCATTCAATAGTAGCACTATCGAGCGCTCGCCAGTCGAGCGCAATCATGCTCCTTGCATACGGCGTGCAGCATATCACAAAACGATTACGCCATGACGGACTGCAGGCTACTCAATATCTGGCTCGATTAGCGTATTGGCATGATTTAACAGACCCCGGCGCTTATTCCCAGCAACCTGAAGCGGCACCTCTTCCTGTGTTGCGTTTACAACTCCCTTTTTCACCCACGATTAACCAACAGCCAGACCAGCAGACAAGCCACCACCGGCACAGAAAAATCCATCAGGCTTGCCACATCCCACACGCGCGGATCAAAACCACCCCACCACGGCATATTCATACGCTTGCCATGCCCGAACATTTCAATCCAGCGATATTCTGCCTGGGTATGTTCACGAGCAATGAAGAACGTACAACCGGCTATCGCCCCGTAAGCCCAGTTTCCGGTAAAAAGACCAACCAGTACCTGCGCAGCCACAGCACAAAGTGCATGAAGGAAAGGTGTTATATCCATTTTCATCCTACCCAATAAAACGGGGCGCTCGGCCCCTTAATATTATTTAGACGCAAGCGTCGCCTCAATTGCAGATAATCTTTGTTTTAATTCTGCATTTTCTTCTTCCAGTGCTGTTATTCTGTCGTCTGACTCTCTGGCTACCTGAACAAGCAAGCCAGTAACACCAGAATAATCTACTGTGTAATAACGTTCACCTTCTTCACCTTCCGATCCGCTTGCACCGTCCTGATATTTCATTGCGGAACCTACAACTTCTGGGATTGCTTCCAGAGCTTCCTGTGCAATGACACCAGCATAGGGCATACCGTTTTCTTTAAGCGTGTATGTATAGCCGTTCATTTTACGGATGCGGTCGGTTGCATTATTGATCACCTGAATGTTGTCTTTCAGATCCCGGTCGGAATGCTGGTTAAATGCGGTGGCATGACATGCACCATTAACGCTTAACATATAGGTGTTATCGGTATTTTTCTGCGCATAGAACATATAAGCGCCACCATCAACACCGACTTCATAAACAACCGGACGGCTAGAGTTGCCCCACAATTTAGCAGTAACACCAGCATAAGCGGTTCCCTGTGTGTTTAATGTCATGGTCGACCCGTGATTAGCATATTTGATCTGTAATGTGTCTGTATAATCAAATTTAATCAGGGCATTATCTACACGATCCCCATAGGACATGAGGCACTTACCCATTTTCAAATAACCAGCAGTGCCAGGGAAAATTAAAGTTCCTCCGTAAAGATCACTAAAGTCCCAAAAGATACCTTTTGTCCCGTTATGTGTGACGATCCTCGTCATTGTATCTTTAGTACCATCAATATTTTTTCTGGTATATATGTCACTATAAGCGTTTTCCGTTTCACCAGTCTTATTTGACAAATGCAGCTTACCGCTGAATATAGTTCCAGTTGTTGGCAATGTTTTTTGATCATAGATTACATTGCAATAACCATTCCATGTTGTTTTATTGTCTACATAAGATTTTGTTGCGTAGCTTCCTTGATCGTTTTTTAATTTGCTAACGTCGGATTTTAGCGTTTTGATGTCTTCAGGAATTACTGTCGATGTAGCCATTTGTCTCCCTCACATCCAGCCACGAAGTTGATGCTCAACAACAATCGCGTATTTATCGAATATTGACGATTTTTTTGCATCATTAATGATGCGCACGTTTACAAAATATCCGTCTTCCTTAACACATACCGGCTCGCCATCTTCGGTAAGTTCTCCGGTTTCTTTGTACACGTTACCTATCACGTCAATAAGAATATCATCCTGCATCGACTCATCATCATAATAGCCGATACTCTCCATAAAGGCCGAAAAGTCGGCCCTGTCGACAAATTTGAGTGTTAAATCTTTCATTAGATTAACTCCCCCACCTGAGCATCAGTCAATGCCTTGTGCCATATTCTGAAATTCCTGACATGACCAAATAAATGACGTAACCCGGCTGTAGTCTGGCCTCCAATACGGATAATTGCGGTGTTCTGAATATAAGACCATGTGGTTTTTGTTTCGCTGGATATACGCCCGTTACTTACTGAGCACGTAGACTGATCTGACTTTACACGCATCCCCATAACCATTTTTTCAAGCGATGCGTTTTCGTTTACCCGTCTGTTAGCTCCTCCAATATCGCAATAAGGAAATCCGTCGTAATCTGCTGAAGAACCGAAGCTAAGAATAATAGCCGCTCCGGTTTGATGACCGCCGGTATCAAAAACACGCGGTGCTGCATTTGGTGTTTTATTCCAGTTTTTATGAACCTCAACCAGAACTGTAAAAGGAAGACTATAAAGATTATTCTTAATTGGAACTGTAACTATATCGCTTGCGCGGGTGCTTGCAGTTGTATCAGTTACAATAAATGACGAAGCACTTGATCCACCTTCCACTTGTGGAGTTGCGATATCCAGATAGTCTCCAGATGCTGTGTCTGAACCTTTTACTGGAGCGTATTGAACCATCGCACCAATCATGCTCTCTGTATCTAGTGCAGTAATTGTAGCCTGATAGAAAATCCAACCAGTAGCCTCATCTTTTACAGCCTTTGCAATAATACGATTTGCTGCACCACCAGTTTTATCAATTACAAGTGTTGATAAATTGAGGTAAGCATCTCCCAAAAAAGTGTAAGTAGAACCATCATGATGTTCAAATCTTAAACGACACCTTATATTTTCAACATCACTTCTGACACGGCATGAAATGGTCACATATTTTTCATCACCTGTGACATCAAATCCTTTACTGCCAGAAACCGTTACGATACTAATCGCACTTGTTTGACCAATAAGAGTATCTTTTACAGTAAATCTCCCATAAGTAAAATTAAAAGAATCCGTGGATATTTCTGTGAGTTCCAGATTGCCTGACTTATTCCATTTAGATGGATTTGTTGAATTAAGCAGAAGATTAGTTCTTTGCCCCTCAATAAGCAGGCCATCACGTTCAAATCGTGGCTCGTCAATGGCAGCCTCTGTCAGCACACCAGATTTATTAATATAGGTTGCTTTCGATGCGCGTTTAAACTTTACAACCTTATCGCCAGGCATCGTTATTTCATCATCACCAATAACAATCTTTTTATATGACGGCGAAAACCCCGTAATCATATCCAGTGAATCGTTAAACGGTATCCACACATCGGGAAGCGGCTGCAAAACTTGTTTATACGGCTCCGCAGCCTGGCTTGCATACTCTCTGGCTGCGTCTTCACTTGCTTTTGCAGCCGTCTGGCTTGCAGCGGATGCTTTCGCCGAGTTAGCCGCCGCAGTCTCGCTCGCCTTTGCGTTGGTTTCACTGGTTTTTGCAGCTTTTTGACTGTTGGCTGATGCAGTGGCAGAAGCAGCCGCCGCGCTTGCAGAACTGGCTGCGGCACTCTCGCTTTGGGCCGCTGCATCCTGACTGCTTTTCGCCGCAGTTTCACTGGCTTTGGCATTCGTTTCGCTGGTCTTCGCTGCCGTCTGGCTGGACTTTGCGTTAGTTTCACTCGTCTTCGCAGCTTTCTGGCTGTTAGCCGCAGCAGTTGCTGATCCAGCTGCTGAAGTCGCAGAACCGGCTGCCGCGCTCTCGCTTTCAGCTGCTGCAGCCTGGCTGTTTTTTGCCGCAGTTTCACTGGCTTTAGCATTCGTTTCGCTGGTTTTCGCTGCCGTCTGGCTGGACTTTGCGTTGGTTTCGCTCGTCTTTGCGGCTGTCTCACTGTTTTTCGCGTTGGTTTCTGATTTTTTGGCTGCTGTCGCGGAGTTTGCCGATGCAGTCTTTGAGGTCGCTGCCGCCTGTGCACTATTAGCTGCATTCGTTTCTGAGGTTTTCGCCGCGTTCTTCGATGATGCCGCTGCAGTTTCGGATTTCTTTGCCGCCGCTGCGCTCTGAGAGGCGGCTTCGGCGTTGCGTGCCACTTCTTCCACCATTGCCTCAAAACGACGCAATGCCTCCGGCATGACATCCTCTTCCGTCATGGCACCGAGAAAATCATTCAGCGTACCTGGTCTGGAGCCTTCATAGACGGTAATGGTCCCGGCATGTGAAGGCGGAAAACCTTCAACCAGCAGGATGACGCTGTACTGGCCATGCTCAACATCCATGCTGTAACGCCCGGCTTCATCCGGATTTTCAGAGGCCACCGTGTTCACCAGTACCGTGGTGCTGTTACGCTTTGCCTTCAGTTGAATAGTGCAGTTCTGTATTGGTTTTCCCGCACCATCTTTCAGCACACCTGAGATTTTTACTGCTGCCATATCCACTCCACAAAAAAGCCCGCCTGAACCGGCGGGCTGTCATAACACTGTGTTACCTGGCTAATCAGAATTTATAACCGACACCCACGATGAAACCGTCAGTGCGCCAGTCACCACTGCCGGAGCCTTCATAAGCAATATCAATGGCCACGGATTCGGTCGGGTTAAACTGCACGCCAGCCCCCCACGCCAGAGACGTGTTGCTGTGGCGACCGTCATCACTTCCAGTCAGCACATCGTGCGTTTTCCCCTTGCTGTCAGTTACGCGGAGATAATCCCCGGAAAAAGTTGAAACACGGCTGTAAGCCACACCTGCCATCGCATAAGCACTGAACCATTCATTCACGCGTACAGACGGCCCCGCCATCATGCTGAACCAGCGGTTACGCACTGAATCTTCATGCCAGCGGGTATCGCTGTAATGCGTTTTTTTGCTCATCTTTGGCATTGACATAACTGAATGACGTCACCAGCCCCAGCGTGTCCGTAAATTCATAACGGTATTTCACGTTAATGCCCTTCAGGTCATCGTTGCCGGGCATATCAGTATGGGTCTGAAGATAATCGCGGTGACTCTGCTCATACTTCAATCTCTCTGACCGTTCCGCCAACTTCTTTGAATTTTGCAATCAGGCTGTCAGCCTTATGCTCGAACTGACCATAACCAGCGCCCGGCAATGAAGCCCAGATATTGCTGCAACGATCGATAGCCTGACGGATATCACCGCGATCAATCATAGGTAAAGCGCCACGCTCTTTAATCTGCTGCAATGCCACTGCGTCCTGGCTTTTGGGGGAGAAGTCTTTCAAACCAAGCTGTTTACGGTAAGCATCCCACCAACGGGAAAGAAGCTGGTAACGTCCGGCGGCTGTTGATTTGAGTTTGGAGTTTAGCTTGACAAGTTTGCGAGGGTGATCGGAGTAATCAGTGAAGAGTTCTCCACCGACAATAACATCATAACCGTGGTTACGTGTCGGTTGTCGCCCGTTATCCGTTCCTTCTGACCATGCCACCATATCGAGGAAAGCTTTACGCTGGGAATTTAGTACCTGCATAAATTACTCCTTAGAGCCACCAAACTTGTTACCGATTACTCTCATTGCAGCCCCACGAATAGCATCAACACCGATCAGCCCCACCCCACCACCAATGGCAACAGATAGTGATTTAGGCCATCCGACATACTCAAGAGCGGATGCAAAAGTCAGCGTCAGAGCACCACAGAGCAAAATCTCGAGCGTTTTTCGCTTCCAGCCACCACCACCGCCAAAATAGGCAATGCGCAAGCCAGCCATAACGATCGACATAATCACTGCGCCCAGCGGTGTGTCTCCACGCCACCAGCTCTGAAACAACTCCAGCCAGTCCGGCCAGGTATTTGGGTTATGAGGCATTTCGTCATCTCTCACCTCGCGATATTTGCGGGTGCTGTGTTGGAAATAAAAAGGCCACGCAACGTGGCCACCAGAATTATTTCCCCACCAGTTCACTTACCTCTTTCACCGTCTGATTAAACCGCTCTGACTCAAGTTCAACACCTAACGCCCGACGCCCCAGCGCCATTGCTGCTTTTATTGTGGAACCGGATCCCATAAAGAAATCAGCAACCAGATCACCAGGTCGACTACTGGCATTGATTATTTGCCGGAGCATATCCGCCGGTTTCTCGCACGGATGTTTACCCGGGTAGAACTGAACGGGCTTATGCGTCCAGACATCGGTATAAGGCACGGAGACTGATACGGAGAAATAGCGCCGGAGAGATTTAAACTCATCCAGCAATTCAGAATATTTGCGATTCAGTGAATCATAAGATGCCACCAGCTGGTGGTGTGGTTGTTCCAGTTGTTGTTCCTGAAACTTCTCTGCCGCTATACGAGAAAACAGTGCCTGTAACTTCCGATAGTCAGCCTCATTCGGCAACTGCCACTGACTGGCACCAAACCAGTGGGAAACCATATTTTTCTTACCTGTGGCTTCGGCAATTTGTTTTGCCGTTATACCCAGTTCGGCACGAGCATCCCTGAAATACGATATCAGCGGTGCCATTATGTGCTGTTTGAGTTCCCTTTCTTTTGCCGCATAGCCGTCACTTTTGCCGCGATATGGCCCCTGGTAATGTTCAGCAAACAGAACGCGCTCTGTGGCAGGAAAATATGCGCGCAGACTTTCTTTATTACACCCATTCCAACGTCCGGACGGCTTCGCCCAGATGATATGGTTAAGCACGTTGAAACGTTCACGCATCATGATCTCGATATCAGATGCCAGGCGATGTCCACAGAACAGGTAAAGGCTTCCGGCAGGTTTCAGCACCCGCCAGAACTGAGCCAGACAGTGGTCCAGCCACTTAAGGTAATCTTCGTCCCCTTTCCACTGATTGTCCCAGCCGTTGGGCTTCACTTTGAAGTACGGCGGATCGGTAACTATCAGGTCAATGGAATCATCAGGCAGGGACTGAATAAAATGCAGGCAATCAGAGTTGATTAAATCAACACTGTTTATTTTTACAGTATTTTTCATGGATCAGTAAGCGTAACTCTGGTAGGCTCACTCTGCTTTTGCGCTAAAGCAGTGGGCCGTGGTTCGCTTGTGACCAGTAAGCATGAGCGAATGGCTGGCAGGTGCTACCAACACCCACCAGCCGCCCATTTTCACAGCAGGAAACCGCCATTACTGGCAGCGTCTGAATTTATTCCCGTACCCGCCGTTATCCTTCGCCAGACCCGCCAGAACTAACTGAGTCAGTATTAACTGGCACCGGGCTTCGCTTACTCCGGTAGTTCTCGTCATCGTGCGTGGCGTTACCCACTTGTCAGCAGGTAAGAAATGAAGGACTGCGGCGGCGGTTTCTGTCATATCTTGCTGTTTTAGCATGTCTTTTTCCCTTCTGGTTAACATGACATACCAATAACTCTTGTCTAAAAAGCCAGCAAGATAAAAAGTCAGTATTCACGACCACCAGCGTGTTTACTGTACTGCACCAGGTTTACAGGTACAAAAAACCGCTCGACGGCGGGTTTAAGCTGTGTGGCGAAGTAACCACTCTTAACAGATTAAGATAAAATTTGCGGACCGCGGTAATTTTTTTTGCTAAATTAAAGCCATATAAAAAAAGATCCATAAGAAATTATTAGTATACTAAGGTTTAACATGGCTACTATTGCGCAATCAAAGAAACAAAAAAACTTAAAATTGGTTTTTACACCAGCAGTTCTGGGACTATCCGCAGCCATTCAGTTGCTAAGCAAGCAATTGAAAATCTGTATAATACTTGCGTAACCGTTACGAATAATCATTTTGATACCATCTATAGAAATAAAAAGTTAAAAATAGCTTTTATAAATAAAGATACAAAAGCTAAATATTTCTTCGGCTACATGTCATGCTCACGAGAAGAGTATCTCCTTCCTTATATTGGTGATGAATACTGGAATGAGCACAACATACCACTAGATGATAAAAAATACATAGTCGAAAGAACCTATTTTTTATATTATTACGATAGTGATATTTTAATATTAACTCAAAATCATCTTGGGCCGAAAGAATCGGATTTAGCTTATCTGCTTTACAGCCAGAGTGGTAATCCTGGAAATAACTTTTCATTCCAAGCCATCTGGAAAAAAGAGAGCGTCAAAGAGCTACTTGAAACAGGAAGTACTTTGAGAAGTTGTGATATTGTCCTGGCTGCTCCCAGGAACTTTGATGCAACAAATTACCAGCTAAATAGTTCATTTTCTAAGGAACTGGTAAATATGATGGTAGGGCTGGGTGGAACACGTCTCAAGTTAAATCTAAGGGGACGTGCATCAGGGAGAGTAAAAGTCAAAGGTTATTTATCAGATCTCGTTAAGGATGGTATTAAAGAACTCCTTGAAAAAATGCCGGGAATTGTAAAAAAAGCGGCAGTAACACAGCCCAAAAATACCGTTGAACAAAGTCTTCTTGATCAGGTACTCATTTCAGAAAAAAACATATATACCGTTAATGGTTATGGCACTGATAGTGATGTTCTGCAAGCCATGATTTCTGCTAAAATTGATAACAATGAATACCTTAAGCAATACGATATCAGCAAAAAGAAGGTATAGGATATGTTATTGAAATACTTAAGAAACCTGATTGTAAGTGTTTTTTGCACCTTGTTCCTACTGAGGTATATCCCTCAGATGGGGCATGCTGACATACTTACAGCCTCCGGGGTTATTTCAACTGTATCCGGTATTTTATTTGGTTTTATTTTAGCCACAATATCAATTTTTAGTGCTGCTAGCGAAAACTCAAATGGAATAATAAAAGCATTAAAAAACAACAACATACTTCAAGTTATTATTGTAAATCTATTAACCGCAGGTGCATCTTTAATTACGGCATGCGTTATTGCTTTGATAGCAATGTTTGCCAATGAAAAGACATTGTTACATGGAGAAAAAATAGAATTTATTTTAATTATCGAATCTTTATCTCTTCTTATCATTTCAGTAATAACTTTTGCCTTTACATGGAGAAAAGTAAACTGGATACTCCCCCACATTTAAAAAGGGCAGAAATGCCCTTTTTTCTACTCCATTTCAAGTTTAACATCCAGCATTGAAAGGCATCCATCAATAAACCCTTCAGCCATCTGTATCTCTATACGTATCAATTTCTCATCTTTTTTGCGAGCTCTTGCAAGCTTTCTTTTCGAGATGCCATACAGGTAATGGGCCACAATCAAAGAATGCTCGTACGGTTTTCGCTTTTTAAGAAGAGCAAGACAACCTTCAATAATTAATGCATCACTATCTGAACAAGCCTGACGTGTTTTGCTTGTATAGGGAAGAAGCCCTTTAAACCCAGCAGCTATAGGAGAATAGTCTACTCCTGAACTATCACTCGCCGCCCATGCTCCCCAACGATCCAGAACCATTTGAATATCACGCATCAACTTTCTCCACAAAATCAGGCCAGCACGCCAGTTGCCAGCGCACGATCGATAAAACGAAATATCAGCTCCAGCTGGGAGCCATACCTCTCTTCAAATGCCACGGTATCCGCATGCAGCTCGTCGTGATGCTTTCTGCACAAAGGCAACACAAAAAGGTCATGCGCTTTTGTTCCCATTCCACCCTGACCGTAACCTATCAGGTGGTGGGGATCATCAGCGGGCTTTCCACAACATGCACACGGCTGTGTCTTAACCCAGCGCGTGTACTTTTCATTAACCCAGCGGCGACGTTTTGGGCGTAACATAAAAGACTCCGGCGACTCCGGATCCACTTTCAGCGCCAGCACCTTTTTCGCCTTATCCTGGATGATGCTGGTGGCAGGAACCGAAGGCACAAGGTCACTTTCCCGGGTGACAGACGGCACAACAGGCTTCGGTAATCTCAGTGCCTTACGGGCTGCACTTTCCGGTAAGGCATCCGCCAGGTCATTACGAACCAGCCACCAGCACAGTTCCGGCATTGTCACAACGTGACTATCATCAAAACCGAGATCACGGCGCACAACAGATAACACCCAGCGGGCACAGTTATCCGTTGCCATTGATTCCAGCCGTTCCGTGAACTGATCGCGCAGCTGGTTATCGCAGTGCCAGCACAGACGGATTGCGCCCGGCGCGTGTCGCATTGTGGTCATGTTCTCGCTGTGCCAGTCGGAATGAGGCCACTGGCAGCCTTTTTCACGAAGTAACCAGCTTTCAAGACATTCCACGCCACCAGCACGACGGATCACTGCCTCATTGCGGAACACGGCCCGAATGGCAGGATCATCCGCCAGTGGTTGTGATGCCGCCGGAACGGCACCACTGGCGAAAGATGAATAACGTTCCGGCTCAGGCTCCAGCAGGACACGCCCCTGCATAAACAAGGGCATCAGCTCTGAACCAGGCCTGAACAATACGATCCCCATACGCGGGGCAATTTCAGGGGTCAGTAGTGCTCTCACGGTCACCTCAATGAACGGTATCGAGCAGCTTTAACAGCTCAGGGAATCGGGATTCGAAGAAGTGTGGCTGCGTCTCGCGCGGATTTGCCGGACTGGTGATGTTCTTGCCGAACATGCAGCCTTTCGCCGTCAGCGACCAGAATTTTTTGATGTTATTAATCGCGGTACGGCTGTATCGTTCACGTTGTTCAACGATCCCCAGCTTCGCCATCTGGTGATATGCCTGATTAGCCGTCAGGCGGATACCATACTGTTTCAGCAGTGCACTCAGCGACAGCGTGGGGCGACTTGAGCCATCAGGCGCGTCAGCAGGAGCATCAATGGCATAGCGCGGTGCCAGATTCGGTAAGCCAACAGCCTCCTGAAGCTTCTGACAGGCTCCAAGCACTGATGAGTTAGACAGGTTTAATTCCCGGCGCATAAAGTCCAGCAGGATCACGCCAGCCTGCATCTTGTCTGCAGCCTGCCCGGATAATTTTTCCGGTGTGCTGGTTACCATATCGAAAATACGGATCACCTTCAGATGGAATGACGGGCTGATCCACATTGCATAGGCATACACCAGTTCTTTGCAGACATACGTCCCCTGGTTATTTCCGCCACGAATAACGTTAACTGGCTCTATATTGACCGAGTTGCAAATCTGCAACTCGCTTATTAAACGTTCAGTTTGCTCATTGCGGAGCCAGAATGCAGGCTTATGCTTATCCAGAGAACCGGCAGCCCTGTGCAGATCGTTCAGGCTGTAACGCCCATAAGCATCACGACGAACTTCAATACCATCAATGACCATCAGATTATTCATACTTCGTTTCTCCTCTTAATCAGGCGGCTGCACCCGCCGGTTTCTCATACTTACTGATAGTGATCTCGACCTTCCCTTTCGGGATAACCGGTCCCCACTCAACCAGCATTCTTTTCACCTGTCTGTCGTCTTCCCACACACCCGCGTGGGTCAGGGCGTCAAACAGCGCCTTGTTATAGTTGTCCAGATCGCGGATCCGGTTATCTGGAGGAAACAACACGATCTCCACTGAAGCAGGTGCCGACGTTGGTTTTGGCAGACGACGTAACTGCTCAACTATTGCTGCGCACGCCGCGCTCTGAAATTTTCGCCCCGCCGCGCTTATCAGGCTCTTACCAGAAAATGCCCCTTTGTTGGGGTGTCGCCAGTACGTGTTCACGCTGGGCGGGAAAGGCAGGATTAGCTTCATACTTTCAGGCCTCTCTCATGTAACCAGTGGACTGCACGCAACCTGGCGTTCTCCTCACCGGCAAGCAGTGCGCGGATGATCCCGACCGCCTCGCTGTCGTCGTCCTTCACCGCGGTATGAAGCGTGATCCCCCGGGCCACGCCACGCTTTATCGTGATGACGCCTTTTTTCTCCAGTGCGCGAAGATGCTCCACCGCTGCATTCACTGAACGGTATCCCAGCATGGTTGCCACCTCCTGATTGGTTGGCGGGAAGCCACGTTCTTTCTGGTAAGAAATCAGCATATCCAGCACCTGCTGCTGGCATTGAGTTAACGTCGTCATGCCGCCATCTCCCTGACCAGTTTTTCCGCCTGGCGAGTCAGGCACAAAATCACCCGGGGATCGTTAGTGCCGACATAGAAATTGCGCACAGGTCTGGTTTCACGAACTGGTTGTGGTTCCGGCTCCTGCGCTCTCTCAGTCAGGCGCGGGAAATGTCTGCGTGTATCTCCTTCACAACGGTGAGCCACACGCCCACTCTGACGTAACTTGCTTGCTGACTGCAGAACGCGCTGCCGTGAGTAACCTGCAAAAGCATCCGCAATGTCTCCGGAAGTACACCCCGGATGGGCTTCAATGAATTTCTGAACGTCATTCAAAAGACTCATGCTCACCCCCTGAATCCTGCCGGGATCTGGCTGTAGTCCACGTTGTCGTAACTGGATTTGAAGTACGGGTCTTCGCGTTTTTCGGTGTACGTGCTGACGGACGGCGATAAGCGCAGGGAAAGCTCATCCCATTTTTCCCGCAGCTTCGACGGGCTGAGCACGTTACGGCACCAGAACGGATCGCGGCTGACGCGGCTGTACATCTCGCAGATTTGTTTGTGAGTACGACCATCCTGCACACACATCAGGCGAATTTCGTTTGCCCAGGCTGTCCAGTTCGGTTCTTTGGGACGAACCACCTCGCCGTCACATTCGGCGGCCTGCTCGTACAGGGCGATGATTTTTTTCCAGAGCCACTGTGCGCAGGTCAAATCATCCTGCGTTCCCCACTGGCGCTTTTTAGGGCTGAATACAACCGCATCAGGATGGCGAGTTAAAAACTCCTGTTCAGCCGTCTGCGTGTCCGGTTGCGAAGCGTCCGGACGAGAAGTTTTTTTATCTGACGGATCATGTTTTGATTTTACTGACGGATCCCCGCCAGATTCTGACGGGTGAAAACCCGCTTTTTTGCCAGATTTCGACGCATCAAATTTTGACGGGTCAGATTTTGATGCGTCAGATTTTGACGGGTCAGAATCTGACAGTTGAGAAAATGCCGCTGCCTGAAGCTTCGCAACGTTAAGCTGATAAACATTCGACGCATTGCGGTTACCCTGGCGACGCGCCTTACGCGTTAACCAGCCTTCTGCTTCCAGCCGTGCGATAGCCGTTCTAACGGTACTCATCCCCGCGCCAATCTGACGGGCAATGGTTTCAATTGATGGCCAGCACACACCTTCGTCATTACTGAAATCAGCCAGGCGGGCCATAATTGCCACGCTGGATAACTTCATGCCTGATGCAGCGCAACCATCCCATACATAGCCGGTTAATTTAGTGCTCATGACCGACCTCTATTTCCCTGAATTTACGACGAAACTGTTCGAGCGGACTGAAGCATTCATGCTCATAACCTTCGCGGAGGTAGATAACCCGTTGTGTTTCCGGCTCCCAACGAATGACTCTGACGGGCACTCCGTAGTGATCTTTGAACCAGCGGTTAACTTGTCGCAAAGGACTGTCTCCTTCTGCCGGTTGAAATCACCCACAGCCCACTCTGCAAAGCTGTGGGTTACAATTTCCCTGTCACCTGGTACATTCACTGCATAGCAATATTCCACCTTCGCTTTTCCACCCGGTACAGGAAGCGCAATCAGTTGCGAGCGACGGTAGTGTGTTGTTAAACTGTTCATGCGTTAGTTTCTCCACAACCAGAAGCAATCGACGCCACGACGCCCGGAGCTGCACACTCGCGGGCGTCATTACTTTCTGAAATGCAAAAAATTTTGTAGACAAGTGCTGCATGCTCCTGCAGCTTCGAAATTGAGAGATACAGCTCGTCGTTAATTGCTGTCTTCTCATGCGGTTCCACTACACCGTCTTCGATTGCTGAACGAATCTGTTTTGAATAACTGCCGATCTGTTCAATGACTTCCAGCAGACGCTGGTTAATATCGGCGTTGTCCACATCCTCGACGTCAGGAAGAGACACAAAGACGCCATTTGCAGACTGCGCCACAGCGTCAGCAATGAAGTGAGTTCCACCAGCACGTTGCAAAATCATTGCCCATCCCAGCGGGAAAATCTGATCGCCATCGGCACGAAGGCGGTTAAATAATGCGTTCTCTGTTACATCCAGCCAGTCAGCTGCTTCAGCGTAACCACCCGGCAACGCTGCGATAGTTTTTCTGACAGCTTTCACGTACCACTCAGGCTGTTTTTCTACTTTCCAGTGATGCTTACCCACGGTTCACCTCCTGTTCCTGTGGTTTAAACCCATTCTGGTTTTGGCTAGATTGAAAACGTGCCGGATAAAGAATCTGCATTTCGCTGACTTCACCCTTAAAAAAATTGGCTAAACGTTCTGCAAGCTCGATAGATGGAATCTGCTCCAGCCTCTCAATACGACTCAATGTCGCTGGATTGACTTGAACACCCGCAGCAACATGCTGCAAAGTGAAACCATGCGCCTTACGCACATTTCGTAATGGTGATTGCATATACCCTCCAAATATTGCGCGTTATGCATGTTATTTCACGCAATTATTTTGCGCAAGTTGATTTGCTTATCACGCAATAAAGAAATGTAATAAACGCATGAACATAGGAAACCGAGTCAGACAACTTCGCCAAGCGAAGAACATGAAAATCGCCGATCTCGCTGAAGCAATAGGAGTAGATGCGGCGAACATCTCGCGCTTAGAAACGGGTAAGCAAAAACAATTTACCGAACAAACACTGAGTAATATTGCCAAGAGCTTAGGTGTTGATATTGCTGATCTCTTTACCTCTGCCCTCAAAAGTAATACTGTATATAAAAACAGTAATAATGAGGATGTTGCGCAGGTGAAGGATGTGTTCCGTATTGAAATGCTGGATATCAGTGCCAGTGCGGGAAATGGCCTTATCCAGGGCGGTGATGTCATTGATGTGATTCATGCCATCGAATACAGAACTGATAATGCTGTATCAATGTTCGGCGGACGACCGGCCAATCACATCAAAGTTATCAACGTTCGTGGGGACAGTATGTGTCCAACCATTGAGCCAGGAGATCTCATCTTCGTTGATGTCAGCATCAATCAGTTTGATGGTGATGGTATATATGTCTTTGGTTTTGATGACAAAATATACGTTAAAAGACTTCAAATGATTCCTGACAAACTGCTGGTGATTTCTGATAACCAGATTTACCGTGAATGGGGAATTACTAGCGAAAACGAACACCGATTCATGGTCTTTGGAAAGGTCTTAATCAGTCAGTCGCAAACCCTTAAGAGACATAATTAACCTCAATATCCCATCCATCGGCCACTGAAAGGTGGCTTTTTATTACCCATCATTTTGCATATCTCGCAAACACCACTTGCATATCTCGCAATTTAATTTTATCTTTTGTTCCAGACCAACTACAGGATTACAACAAAATCTGGTTGCAACACGGTGCACGGTGCATGTGTCGTAAGCGGTCAGTAAATGTCAAAAACGAACAGGCAGGACGCCCACGAAGTAGCCGCCTGGGGCATATGAAGTCCAGGATGATTCGTTAGCAACAAAAAAGCGCCCTACAGGACGCTTAGCTCTTTAACAATCTGGGTATCATCCAACCAATGCAAGATTTAAGGAATCCAAGGCGAATTCAGATCTCGCCCCAACTCACGTAATGATCTTGGTCGTTCGTACATCGGATTTTTTTCCATAAGAAATTTATTTTCACAGTGAAGGCAACGGCTTGTAAGAAAATGAGAAGTTTTACCTACTGGAAGCGGATGAAGTATCGATTTTATATTTTTGGAATAACAAAGTGGGCACAGATGCACAGTTATTTCTTTTCCACTCACAATTTCATTTTTAGAGTAAACAAAAGCACCAGAGTCAAGCTGATCAAGGACATATCCTTCTACCTTGGCACAAAAATCTTCAAACTCTGCAATTTTTGCTTTGAGATGCATCACCTCTTCATCACGAAGGCGGATCGCATCGCCAAGAGAGAAGCATTCTGCCTGAAGCGTGATTAGTTTGTTCTGGAGTTCAATGGTTGCAGCTTTAACTTCTGCATCCGTTTTCGCGTCATTAATAACCTTAGCAAGACCGGCAGTCTCCTTTATAGCGGCCATAGCCGCAGACAGTTCAGCTATCACGTTGAATACTCAGCTAGTTGTTGGGGATATCCAGATTAACCAAATCCTTGTTGTTGGGGAATAACTAGGTCCACCTCGCCTGATGTGGCTAAAAGCAGGCACATAACAGCTAAGCATTTTCAACCAGAGAGAATCCTTAGCGTTGTGGTGAATGCGGCTCAGCGCACGCGGGTTAAGGTTGAGGCTGACAGTCGACCTTCTGTGGATACCCACCCGCCTGGTGTGCAACCTTCGCCAGGCACAGGGAGGCACCCGGCACCACAACTTTATGCTGTGTGTAGTCCTGGCGGTACCACCAGCTTGTACCCTTGCTTCCGGCTGGTACCGTTCTTTTTACAAAACAGAGAAGAGCATCACCGGACGACGGGCTCATAACCCAATCCATCCGGGCGGCTGCCACCGCAGGTGTTCTTCTCTGTTTTGTGGAGAAACCAACCGACCTTGCAGGGTCGATATGATGAGGAGCAGCAAAATGGCTAGCGAACGCAGTACTGATGTACAGGCATTTATCGGGGAGCTGGACGGCGGCGTATTTGAAACCAAAATCGGCGCAGTTCTCAGTGAAGTCGCTTCCGGTGTGATGAACACGAAAACCAAAGGTAAGGTCTCGCTCAACCTGGAAATTGAACCATTTGATGAGAACCGTGTGAAAATCAAACACAAACTCTCATATGTTCGCCCAACTAACCGCGGGAAAATTTCCGAAGAAGACACTACCGAAACGCCGATGTATGTCAATCGCGGTGGTCGCCTGACTATTCTGCAGGAAGACCAGGGACAATTACTGACTCTTGCCGGTGAACCTGACGGAAAACTCCGCGCAGCAGGTCGTTAATATCGTTCTTAATAAACTGATTATTTATCTCATCACTGAATATCTTTGTATAGTGAGGACTTATTATGTCTCAGAACTTAGACGCAACCGCAATTAATCAAATCCATGCCCTTATTTCTGCTCAGGGTGTTAATGAAATTATCAGTAAGATTGGTGCCGACGCAGTGGCATTACCTGAAAATTTCCGCATTCATGATCTGGAAAAATTTAATTTAAATCGCTTCCGTTTCCGTGGCGCGCTTTCCACTGCCAGCATCGATGACTTTACCCGTTATTCTAAAGATCTTGCAGATGAAGGCACCCGCTGCTTTATCGATGCCGATAATATGCAAGCCGTCAGTGTGCTTAACCTGGGGACTATTGATGAACCAGGTCACGCAGATAACACCGCCACTCTCAAACTGAAAAAGACAGCACCGTTCTCTACCCTGTTGTCTGTTAACGGCGAGCGTAACTCCCAGAAGTCACTGGCAGAATGGATTGAAGACTGGGCCGACTACCTTGTGGGCTTTGATGCTAATGGTGACGCCATTCAGGCAACCAAAGCGGCTGCGGCGATCCGTAAAATCACAATTGAAGCGAACCAGACCGCTGATTTTGAAGATAATGACTTCAGCGGCAAACGCTCCCTGATGGAGTCTGTCGAAGCGAAGACCAAAGACATTATGCCAGTGGCATTTGAATTTAAATGCGTTCCGTTTGAAGGTCTGAAAGAACGTCCGTTTAAATTACGCCTCAGCATTATCACTGGCGATCGTCCTGTACTGGTTCTGCGCATTATTCAGCTGGAAGCGGTGCAGGAAGAAATGGCTAACGAATTTCGTGATCTGCTTGTTGAGAAATTCAAAAACAGCAAAGTAGAAACCTTTATTGGTACTTTCACCGCCTGATTTCATTACTGCAAATGCCCCTGCGGGGGCATTTATGGAAGCGTAATTAACTCAATAATCACCGGATGGTGAGGGCTTCCTTTTACCAGAATTCAGCGCGGTGCAGTGCATATACGTGGAGAACAAAATGTCATTTATTAAAACTTTTTCCGGGAAGCATTTTTATTATGACAAGATAAATAAAGACGACATCGTTATTAACGATATCGCGGTTTCCCTTTCAAATATCTGCCGCTTTGCAGGTCACCTTTCACACTTCTATAGCGTAGCCCAACATGCGGTGCTTTGCAGCATGCTGGTACCGCAGGAATTTGCTTTTGAAGCATTAATGCATGATGCAACAGAAGCGTATTGCCAGGACATCCCCGCACCACTGAAACGCCTCCTTCCTGACTATAAACGGATGGAAGAAAAAATAGACGCCGTAATCCGTGAGAAATACGGGTTACCTCAGGCTATGAGCACGCCCGTGAAATATGCCGATCTCATCATGCTGGCAACCGAACGCCGCGATCTCGGGCTTGATGATGGCTCTTTCTGGCCTGTACTGGAAGGTATCCCGGCAACAGAGATGTTCAACGTGATTCCACTTGCACCGGGCCATGCCTACGGGATGTTTATGGAACGCTTCAACGAGTTATCGGAGTTACGCAAATGCGCATGAATGTTTTCGAAATGGAAGGGTTTCTTCGCGGGAAATGTGTACCGCGAGATCTGAAAGTGAATGAAACAGATGCTGAATACCTGGTACGTAAATTCGACGCGCTTGAAGCTAAATGTGCGGCACTGGAAAACAAAATAATACCAGTGTCAGCTGAACTGCCACCAGCAAATGAAAGTGTTCTGTTATTTGATGCTAATGGAGAAGGCTGGCTGATTGGCTGGCGTTCTCTCTGGTACACCTGGGGACAAAAAGAAACCGGAGAATGGCAGTGGACATTTCAGGTCGGGGACCTTGAAAACGTCAATATCACTCACTGGGCAGTAATGCCAAAAGCACCGGAGGCTGGAGCATAATGACCACATTTACCAATAAAGAACTGATTAAAGAAATCAAAGAACGAATCAGCAGCCTAGAGGTTCGAGACGATATTGAGCGCCGTGCTTATGAAATCGCACTCGTATCTCTGGAAGTAGAGCCAGATGAACGCGAAGCCTATGAATTATTCATGGAAAAGCGTTTCGGTGACTTAGTAGATCGTCGGAGAGCAAAAAACGGCGATAACGAATACATGGCATGGGATATGACTCTCGGTTGGATCGTCTGGCAGCAACGAGCTGGTATCCATTTTTCAACAATGTCACAGCAAGAGGTGAAATAATGGAGCCATACAGCCTCACACTCGATGAGGCCTGTCATTTTCTCAAGATATCCAGACCGACTGCCATTAACTGGATACGCACAGGGCGTCTTCAGGCAACACGCAAAGATCCCACTAAGAATAAATCTCCTTACCTCACAACACGACAAGCCTGCATTGCGGCTCTTCAGTCTCCGCTGCATACTGTCCAGGTGAGCGCGGGTGATGGCATAACAGAGGAAAGAAAATGTCACTCTTCCGCAGAGGTGAAATATGGTACGCCAGTTTCACATTGCCGAACGGTAAAAGATTTAAACAGTCTCTTGGAACAAAGGACAAAAGGCAGGCGACAGAACTCCATGACAAGCTAAAGGCTGAAGCATGGCGGGTCAGCAAACTTGGTGAAATACCTGATATAACGTTCGAGGAAGCGTGTGTCAGGTGGCTTGAAGAGAAAGCACATAAAAAATCACTGGACGATGACAAAAGCCGGATCGGATTCTGGCTTCAACATTTCGCAGGAATGCAACTAAGAGACATTACTGAATCAAAAATTTATTCAGCAATGCAGAAAATGACGAACCGGCGTCATGAGGAAAACTGGAAACTCAGGGCAGAAGCATGCAGAAAAAAAGGGAAACCTGTTCCAGGATACACGCCAAAACCAGCGTCCGTTGCAACGAAGGCTACGCATCTTTCATTTATAAAGGCCCTACTAAGAGCCGCAGAGCGTGAATGGAAAATGCTGGATAAGGCACCAATTATTAAAGTGCCTCAACCAAAGAATAAACGGATCCGCTGGCTGGAGCCCCATGAAGCACAAAGGCTGATTGATGAATGTCCGGAGCCATTAAAGTCTGTTGTTGAATTTGCACTGGCAACAGGCTTAAGACGCTCGAACATCATCAACCTTGAATGGCAACAAATAGATATGCAGCGCCGGGTGGCATGGATAAACCCGGAAGAGAGTAAATCAAACCGCGCAATTGGCGTTGCGCTGAATGATACTGCATGTCGCGTATTGAAAAAACAAATCGGGAATCATCACCGTTGGGTATTTGTGTACAAGGAAAGCTGTACCAAACCAGACGGAACGAAAGCGCCAACAGTAAGGAAGATGCGGTATGACGCAAACACAGCCTGGAAAGCGGCGCTGAGACGGGCTGGTATTGATGATTTCAGATTTCACGACTTGAGACACACCTGGGCAAGTTGGCTGGTTCAAGCCGGAGTCCCGTTGTCAGTGTTACAGGAAATGGGAGGCTGGGAGTCTATCGAAATGGTTCGTCGATATGCTCACCTTGCACCTAATCACCTTACCGAACACGCACAGCAAATAGACTCGATCCTGAACCCATCGGTCCCAAATTTGTCCCAGTCAAAAAATAAGGAAGGTACTAATGATGTGTAACTTATTGATTTAAATGGTGCCGATAATAGGAGTCGAACCTACGACCTTCGCATTACGAATGCGCTGCTCTACCAACTGAGCTATATCGGCCCTGAAAGGACATGTTCACGAACGTGAATCACGGTGGACAAGGTTAAAACTAACCGGGCGATGCGTCAATGGCCTTGTGAATCAAATGGCTACTTTTGCATCACCCGGTTTTATTTACGCACGAATGGTGTAATCACCAATGCCGATCCACTTGTAAGTGGTCAGTGCTTCCAGCCCCATTGGGCCACGTGCGTGCAGTTTTTGTGTGCTTACCGCCACTTCCGCACCCAGTCCAAACTGGCCGCCGTCGGTAAAACGCGTAGAGGCGTTAACGTAAACAGCGGACGAATCCACTTCGTTAACAAAACGCTGGGCGTTGCGCATATCGCGGGTCAGGATCGCATCGGAGTGTTGCGTGCCGTGTTCACGAATATGGGCGATGGCATCGTCAAGATCGCTGACGATTTTGACGTTCAAATCTAATGACAGAAACTCATCGTCATACTCTTCGGCTTTAACCGCCACCACCTTCGCGGGGCCTGCCTGCAACTGTGTCAGCGCAGCTGCATCTGCGTGTAATGTCACGCCGCTTTCCGCCATTTGTTTGCTTAATACGGGCAGGAAGCTATCGGCGATGTTTTTATTCACCAGCAACGTTTCTACCGTATTACATGTGCTCGGACGCTGAGTTTTGGCGTTGACGATCACTTTTAATGCTTCAGCGATCTCTGCACTTTCATCAACGTAAATATGGCATACGCCTATACCACCTGTGATCACCGGGATCGTCGACTGTTCGCGGCACAGTTTATGCAAACCAGCGCCACCACGCGGGATCAGCATGTCGATGTATTTATCCATACGCAGCATTTCACTGACCAGCGCACGGTCAGGATTATCAATCGCCTGCACGGCACCCGCCGGTAAGCCGCAGGATTTCAGGGCGTCCTGAATCACCGCCACCGTTGCAGCGTTAGTGCGACACGTTTCTTTGCCACCGCGCAGGATCACCGCATTACCGGTTTTCAGGCACAGCGAAGCGACATCAACCGTCACGTTCGGGCGCGCTTCATAAATCACGCCAATAACCCCCAGCGGTACGCGACGACGCTCAAGACGCAGGCCGCTGTCCAGTACGCCGCCATCGATTACCTGCCCCACCGGATCGGCGAGGTTGCACACCTGACGTACATCGTCGGCAATGCCTTTCAGCCGTGCGGGCGTCAGTGCCAGACGGTCAAGCATCGCTTCGCTAAGGCCATTGGCTCGCGCGTCAGCAACATCCTGGGCGTTAGCGTTGAGGATGATTTCGCTTTGTGCTTCCAGTTCATCGGCGATTTTTTCCAGCACGCGATTTTTTTCGCGGCTGGAGAGTTGCGCTAATTTATACGAGGCTTGCTTCGCGGCAATGCCCATTTGTTCCAGCAT